ACTTAACATGGAGTACTTAAAGACAACTGATGGTTATAAATTTTACAAGATTGATGATGGTCTCACAAATATTCTGCTTAACAAATCCCTACTTGATGACGAAAAGTATAAAGAGTATGCCGATTTACTTTCGAAGTATGAGGCTGACTTCACATACGACTGCGAAGAACCAATCGAAGGATATGACGACATCACTGGTAAGTTTGGGAAGGTTTGCCGGGTAGCTTTTTATCCTAAGAAAGGATTGACTTTATCGTACAAAAATGTTCTGAGATTAAGAGAGTTTCTCGACGATGCGAACGAATACATCTACCAAAAGAAAATACTTTACGCAGGACGCAAAGACTTAGAAGCAAAAGTTGAGAAAGAACTTGAAGAAGTTAACCAGCACATCGGATTACTCGACGATTACATTTGGGAGATGAGAAATGAGAAGAACTGAACTTTTGAAGTATGTCCGTGAGATGCAGACTCCTCGTATCTGTTTAATAGACGATAGATACTACACAAGAAGAAGTCCTGCGGATATATATAGGTTGACATTTGTAAGAGACAAGCACGGAATACGATGCTACGACCTTGCCAATAATTGCAAGTTGATTTCCTTCGCCCAAGACGATTCTGACCTAAATATATTTCGATTGGGTATCGCAAATCTAACCGGCCGCATTGACGCAATGAGTTTTATTGAGTTTTATAAGACCAAGAAACGTGCCCGACAGCGATTGGAAGAGAGGCGGGAAGACCTAGATGTGGATACTTACAAGCGACTTAAGGCCGATCTTCGTGCGCCTATCTGAATCTATAATCGAACAAGGTTAGGAGAAAGTTATGAGTGAAAAAGAAAAGCCGAACTTGATACTCAGCTTTGAAGATGCGAGTGATGTTTATGGTCTTATTGTTGACGCAGAGACTGCCTTCGAGCAACGGATTTATGACTATGAGAATAAGGAAGACCCAACAATAACCAGGGAGATTTACGAGGACAGCCTGGAAATGCTGAGGGTCTGCCAACGATTGGATGAAATCTTCGAGCCTTACCTTCAGAAAATTGACGGCCCGTTAAAAGACTAATCTGATATGTCGATAGCGTCACCATACCCGCAAGGATATGGTGACGTTTTGTGTTAATTGCGACACATCGTGTACGAGAAGTACAGATTTATCCAGTCTTCAAGGCGCATAACAACCAAGCTGTCTTGAATCTTTACGCCGTTCTTACGGTTAATGACGACAGGCATGATGTCCTCTTCGCCGCTTTTCTTGATTGCTTCCTCAGCCTGTTCCATCGCCTTGTAGGGCTGGAATCTTTCTGTACGTTTAGCTTCCACGTGTATGAACGGAGTGTTTACCAAGTCTGCTCCGCCTGTAGCAACACCTCCTCCGCTTAGTAACGCTCTCTTAACAGGCGGGTCAAGCAAAAGACAAGCGTTGAAGTAAGCTGCTAATTCTCTTTCGTACATGGAGCCTTTTTGTTTTGCAGATCGTGGTGTCATACTAATCCTAAGAAAGAGCTAGATAATCCGGATGCAGCTTCAACGTTTGAATACTTGCACTTCATGCAAAGCCATTGACCTTTTGGACGGAGGATAGGTTTGCGACATTTCAGACACGGCTTATCCCACATCTCTTCAGGAGGCAGAACCATATCCTGCATATCAAATCGTTTAAAGATTCTCAAGATTGTTTTGCGAGACAGATCGTATTCAATCTCTAACTGAGACCAAGCAACACCTGATGCACGTTTGTACTGGAGTTCCTTAGCTAACTCCTCTGTTGCCTGAGCAACCTTACGATCATATTCGCTCATAACAACACCGACAAAATAAGAGTGATTGCACCGATCAAAGACATCCAGTAAGCCAGGCCATAGATCACGAGAGTAATTGTGGTGTTAGTGTCGATGTTGATCGTGTTGTTTTCGTTGTCCACTTGTACTCCTTCAAGGATTACGCATACAAGCGGGAGCATAGGAAAACAAACTACGCAGAGGATGGTGTCCTTTATGATGGCTAACGCATCCTTCATCAATGCACCTCCTCGTCTTTGATGTACTCAAAGTCATCATCAAGGTGCAACCAAAAGGTAATAGCATGAGTGAAACGATTCATGGTGGGATGACAAATCACCTCCACCCATTTCATCTCATAGTCGTAAAGCTGTTTCATAATCTCAGGCAAGGTTTCGTTACGTACTCCTGCGTTGTAGTAATCCTCCAAGTCACGCAGTGCCAACAGCACTGCGTCATCCCTTCCCGCTTCTGTTGAGAACACAGTCATCAACATATCTTCTGTTTCAGGTCTGAGTTTCCAAGAGATTCTTTTCTGTTGTTCGTCCATTACTTTCTCCTTTAGTTTGACGTTTCAGTTTTTTCTACCCAACGTTGGATGACGTTGCGTGGAATCTTGAGGCGCATAGCAATATCAAGCGGTGACTTACCTGCTCGGTACAATGCTTCTGCTCGTTGACGGGGAGACAGAGACGAGACATAGATCGTCTTCCCCGTTCCGATGTCAGTACACAAACCGACATACGATGTCTCGTGGTTTTCAGTAACTTGTCTTACCTTGCCGAATGCGATTTGGAATACTGCTGTGAGTTCCGCACCAAGCGGACATTTCGACGCCAAGTAATTCCATGCAGTATCAACAGCGCCTTTGTCATTGGTCACAACTTTGGTAATTGCATCCGGCAATCCGGCTTCACGTTGAGCTTGATCGTCGTCCTTAATTACCTTTGTTACGATAATCTGTGTGTCTAAGTCTTTAAGCTGTGCGGTTGAACCTGCTTCACGACCGAAGCCGTTGGCACTAGGTTTGTTCCTATGGTGTACGAACACGACTGCACGTCCTGTGTTGCGAATTGCCATGCAGAGTTGGTTGACTTTGACCCAAGCCGCAGGAGAGTTCTCTTCCATGCCTTGCCAAGCAGAACGCACCGTGTCGATGACAACGATCTGAGGATTGGTTTGTTCCAGTAACTTCTGAAGGTTGGTAATGCCTTGTCCGCTATTGAGGTCAAGATCAATATCAGATACGGAAGCCGCCCAAATACTCATACTCTCAGGCATATCTCCCAAGCCTGTAGAGAGTTGATCAATGCGGTCAACAATCGTGGTAGCAGAGAGTTCGTAGTCCAAATACAGAACGTTGACCGCTTTGTCTACCGAACCTGCTCCGAATGATTTGCCAAGAGAAGCCGCCCATAACAACGACATCAGCCACAGTGTTTTACCGTGACCGTTGAAACCAACAACCTGCGTGATGGACTGAGGCGATATGAACGGGTCGATCAGGAAGTTCCTGTCACCGTTCAACTGGTGCAACTCAGCTAAGTTCTTAGGAGTGATCAGGCTAATAGCCTTAGCCCTTGCCTGTCGTACAGGATTGGCGTTGTTGTATTTATCCTTCGCTTCGTAACGTTCAGGATGACGACGTTTATCACGGTCAACAACACTGTGAATCGTCGCCATGTATTCACTCTCCGGAAGGAGGGAGTCAAAGAACTCAGCCATGAATTGTTGAGCTGCTACTTTGATCTGTTCAACATCCATACCCAGCGTCAAACAGTAACCAACGTAACGAGTGACCCAAATGTTTCGGCCTTCTCCTTCTCGGAGTTTTCTTCCGAGCTTTTTTGTTTTGGCCTTTATCTCGTCCCAAACGGTGTCGCTAGTTCTACAACCTTCGAGGCTTAGTTGTTCAAACGAGAAGTCCTCGTTAGACATAATCTGTCGTTGCTGAGGTTCCTCCCCAACAATAGGCATTCCTTTGTACGTAGGTAACCAAAGAAATGCATCGTGAATATCTTCAGAAGTTTCAAACCTGTACTGATGGACGAAGCGATTCTCTTTAGTGCTCCACTTCAAAGACGGAGGAGCGACAACGTAACCGCCGTCACCTCTGAGATCAAGGCCGTTTAAGTTAGGCCAGTCTGTGCTGACACTTCCAACCTTGTTCGGCACAGGGAAACCAGGATGTCTGAAGTAGAAGTGGTTTCCACGGGTAGTCTTTACCGTAACATTACTAAAAATTTCTCCGTCGTTTACTGCGTACTCCAAAGCCTCCTGATTGTCACAGTCAACAACGACTAAATTACTAATCGCACCCGTGACAATTCCGAGTCCGAAGACTTTAGTTGTGCCTCCTTCACAAGGTACTCCGTCATTAAACCAACTATCAACTTCCTCTTCTGTCGGCTGTCTTGACTGATATTCCTTCCATGAAATCGCTGGTTTCTTTTCAGTCAGACTGATAGGAATAATGGATAAGCCAAGTTCTAAATAAAGATCGGCCGACTCACGAACCTCTTTCATGTATTCAGAGAACTCGTCGTCTTTTATTTCATCAGACATTTAACTTCCTTGAGAAAATATTTACTTGTATTACTCAAAATTTTCAGTTATATTACCATTGTTTTCATTCAAATAGGAAAGGAATTGAAACATGGCAGACCTCAAAGCGCTTGTAGATGATTTCGTTCGCAAGTCATATCAAGCAAAGAATTTCGCAAAGGAAGCGAAACAAGCCAAGGAGACGCTACTTAATACCATTGTTGAGACCGGAATGGTTTCTGATGTGGAGTTAGAAATTAACGGCTCTGACCACACAGTAAAAGTGAAAGAAAAGAAAACAAGGAAATGGGACAGTAAAGAACTGGAAGCTCTTTACGGTCAGACACTTCCCGAGTTTGTCAGTCGGAAACTCTCAATCGCTGACTCTATCTATGAGTCTTTATCTGAAGAAGAAAGAGATGTGCTCAATAACTGTTTCACGCCTGAAGCAGTAGTCGTTGTTCGCATTATTAAATAAGGAGAAGTAACTAATGGCATTTAAGCCGTTCAATACAGCAGACGAAACAACGTCTTATTTAAAGACATTGGTTTACGCAAACGCTGGTTGGGGTAAGACAACCCAAGCCAAGTATTACCAAGAGAAGTACGGAAAGGGATTCGTCCTTTCAGGTGAAAGCGGATTGTCCTCAATCCGTGGAGCTGGAATCGACTACCTTCCGTTCTCCTCTTTCGACGGAGCTCACGACCCTGACAAAGGTGTGTTCTCTTTCAAAGGCATTGTCAAGATGATGCTCACGAAAGAGTTCAAAGACCAGGGATACAAATGGATTATGGTGGATTCGATCACTGAGCTTTCTGACATGGTGATGGAATACGCAACGGCTCAGGCAGAAGCTACAGCCGTAAAGACTGGTAAGAAAGTCAACGGGTTTGAAAAGTTCTCTACTTACAACCAGTTGTTCCTTGCCTCCTGCAAGTTCATTCGTGACCTTCCCTACCACGTTGTTCTGTCTGCTCTGTCTGTTGAATCCGACAATGAGGATGGAGCTCGTGAAGTTTATCCGAACGTTCAGGGCGCAAAGATGCGCAGTCAGCTCATGGGCATTTTCGATAACGTCCTTGCAGGTGTGAAGGTTTCCGTTAAAGGTGAAGACGGAAAAGTTTCTATCAAACGTTACGTCATCACGGACGACATCCGTGGGTACCACGCAAAGGTACGTGACGAGAAAAGACGTGTCCTTCCGATTGAAGACACTGCGTCCATTGTTGATGTGCTTTCTAAGATCGAGAAGTAACCATGTCTAACGCAGACCTTCAAACACTAATGCAAAAGGAAATGGAATCCGCTTCCCTTCCTTCAGGTGCAACGCTGGTATTCAACTGCGTGAAAGGCCCGACAGCTTTGTCTGTTATGTCTGAGCATGTTGTTCACCGTGCTGAAAAGATCACCGTCCTTCTTAATCGCATGAAGGACAGCTTGGCTCAAGGCACTTCCGACTTAGATAACTACTTCAAATTGCAGGAAGAGTTCTTTGACAACGTTGGATTGGCTCAGGCTGACCTTGATCTGATCTCAAGTCTTATTCGCTACAAAACAGAACACTGGAAACAGTCCCAGAAAAACTAAGGAGTTTATTTAAATGTTTGATTTTTCTAATCTCGACCTCAGCAACGCTCACATTCAGGAGCCTCTAAAACCCGGGCGTTATGTTGCAACGATTACTAAAGCTGAGGTCAAAGATAACAAACTTGGTACAGGCAAGAACCTGATCATCGTTTTCAAAGCACCTGAAGGTACAACCTCCACGACAATCGTTGTGGCAAACGCCAACAAACAGGCTGTTGAAATCGGTTTGGACAAGCTCTACACACTCCTTGTCTACGCTGGTCACCCGACACCGAAGCATCCTGGTTCTGTCAATTCCCTGATCGGTTTGACTGTGGGTATCACTGTCATTCAGGACGGTGAATACACACGTGTTGCAAACGTGTTCCGTCCTCCTAAGGAAGAAGCTGTAACGGAACCCGTTGATGAATCAGATGCAATCCCGTTCTAAGGAATAAGTATGTGTTCAATCCCTACTCACTCCCAACTGCTTGAGGATGCGGGATTCCGAATCATCAGGGCAGTGAACATACCTTCGGGTGATCCGACGGTTTATCTCTTCCGTTTCTCGGTTGAGGCTAGAGGTGGTATCAAAGCCAGTGTACAGATCACTGTCCAGGATGACGAGGTGAAATCTATAGATGGTTTGCCTCCTATGTACACGTTCACGGACGGGAAGATTGTGTTGACAGACACCGTTCCCGCTCCTGTAAAGAAGAAAGCAATGGCACTCCAGCGAATCTCTTCTCAGGTTTCTGCATCTGCCTTAGATCAAAAGTTTAAGGAAGCTGCTGAAGTCGTAAAGAAGGCTTTCGACTTAGGGACTGCAAAACTGTACATGGGTAAGGAGAAACCTCGTCGTTATATCGGAGCATCGCATATCGGTAACGAATGTATCGCATACAACTCTTTGTGTGCGAGAGGTTTTCCGAACGATATAGAGACACCTCGTCAGACACGCATCTTTCAGAACGGACATGCGCTTGAAGACTTCGTTGTAGCTCAACTAAAAGCTGGTGGTCTGAACATCTCCGAAGTTGCTGAAGACGGAAAGCAACACGAGTACACGACCTTGGGCGGTCATGTTGTATGTCACTTGGACGGAATCATCACAGGAGAGAAAGGCTTTAAAGCTGTACTCGAAGTGAAGTCCATGAACAAGAACCGCTTTGAGAACTTTGTATTGCAAGGTGTCGAGCTGAGTGACCCGCATTACTACGCACAGGTTCAGTTGTGTATGTACCTAAGCGGTATGCAGTACGCAGTGTTTGTCTGCTACTGCAAGGACAACTCTGACTTTAGTGCAGAGATTGTTCCGTACAACAAGGACGTGGCAATGGGGTTAATGCAACGAGCTCACTTAGCACTGGAAGCTCGAACGTTAAAGCCTAAGAAAGATTTCTACTGTCAGTTCTGCTTTAAACGCAGTGCGTGTCAGGAAGGTAAGACCAATTCAATTAACACTTGCGCCCAATGTTTACACGCATCAGCCATTACAACTGGTGAAGGTAAGCGTTGGTTGTGTGACGTACACAGCACGGAGAAACAAGGCGACTCCTTAGCGTGTCCAAACTTTATCGCCTTTAACAATGGATTTATTTAAGGAACCATTATGAATCAGACAGAAAGAAAAGAACACATCAATGAACTCGCCGATAAAACAGTTGCTGAGTTGAATGAAAAACAGAAGCAGATGCTTGATCAGTTCCGCAAGGTTTCCGATACCGTTGCCAACAGTAAGAAGGATGCTAAAGACCGCAGTATCCAAGAAGTAGTAACGACTATCTTTGAAGTCGTGAAGCTGTATAAGGCTATTGAGTCTTACAACACAATCCTTGAAGAGTTCAAGGAAGGCGTTGGTGATATGCCTTATATCAAAGTTCTTGCTGAAGCATTAGGTGTTGAGAGCAAAGACATCATTAACATTTTTGCAAACGATGCAGAACCTGAGGTTTGGAATAAGCTCGTTCAGCGTCTTGATGTTTTCCTTTTCGCTAATAAGGGCAAGGTGTTTGAAAAAGAAGAAAACTCAGGTGAGGAAATAGAGAAAGATAAAGAGGAAGAACAGGACGAAGACATTGAAGACGGCTTTGATGTTTCTATTACCTTCGGTAAGAACAAGGAAGGTAAAAACTTCCTTGATCAACTAATCGAAGACGAGACGGAAGACAAAGCTTTTGTTCTGAAGCGTAACGCTGAGACGGGATACATCGACGCCTTCGTTGGTCTGAAGTGTGTGGACGAAAAAGGTACCGTCGGATACAAATGCACTCGCTGGAAACCTGCGAAGTACGGTGATCTTTGCATCACCGGAAGTGTTGCCGAAGAGAAGGATGATGAAGAGGATGATCAGGAATAAGGAAGAACTCCTAAGATGCGTGTCGGATTTTATCGACCGACTGACACCGACGAGCTCTGCCAAGATGATCTCCTCGACGGAGGTCAGAAGAATGATGGGTTGCTCCGCTCCTACGCTACGCAGGATTTTAAAAGAAGACCCCTCCTTCCCTAGACCATTGGTTTGGGGAAAGCGGATGAAAAGGTTTTCACTTACGGATGTTGAGGAGTGGATTAAAACCCACCGCATGAAGTAGAAAAGAAAAAGCCTCGGTTTACACGAGGCTTTTTTGTGGGTAGAATTTGGGTAGATTTTTTGTTCAACCCGTGTATCACCCACGCTGTAAGTTATTGAATTTATTCAATAACGAGAATCCTTGGTGGATGCTGAGAGTCTCGAACTCCCGACCTACGCCTTGTAAGGGCGCCGCTCTACCAACTGAGCTAAGCATCCTT